GCAGGGCTGGTGGGAGGTCCATCACATACTGCATCGTCAACATAAAGAAGATATTGTAGTGCCTTCCATTCATGAAGCATTGACGAATACATGTATCCTTGAGGAACTTTGAGTCGTACATACAATCGTCAAGAAGCATGAAAGCGCCATTGTATGGACTCTTTCCCTTTGTACCTACGATCTTTCTCTGTCTTGATATAACCCTTTCTATGGCGTCCCTGTCGTACTCACCATACACAAAAAGGTCTGGGATAAACTCACCATAGAAATGATTCCCTTCTTCCGTACCTGATAAGACTATTCCTGCTGGTATATGTTTCTTATGATACATAATATCCTTGACTAAGGTTGACTTCCCTGTGTTACGCTTTCCTATAAACACACAGACCCGATCGTCCGACATCGTCTCGGGTTTGAATTTCCTCAATTGTAGATTCATTCTACAGTAGTGTCCCGTTTTATTTAGCAAAATTTTACTCACATACTATAGGAATGTCAGGTCGTTTGAGACTTGCCGCCACTGGAGTCCAAGATCAATGGCTCACAGGCGATCCACAGCTTTCGTATTTCCTGATGAATTTTAGAAGACATACAAAGTTTGCTATAAATTACATTGAGAGTCAATTTGATGGAGACATCACTTTTGGAAAAACTATTACGTGTCGTGTCCCAAATGATAGAGGTGATCTGATAAAGAATTTAACCCTAAAAGTGACTCTTGACGATCCTTCGTCTGGATATGAATGGTGTCCTTCTGTGATATCACACCTTGTGGAAAGTGCCGAGCTTCTCATTGGTGGCCAAACCATTGAAAAAATCACAGGTGAATACATTTATATTCATCAGCAACTTCACAATACAGATGACGACATAGATCAGACGGTGTATTTCTTAAATGGCCACGGTGAAACACTTGCGTATACTGGAGACTATACATATTTTATGGATATCCCATTTTACTTTTACCGCAACCCAAGTCTAGCTATTCCAACGTGTGCTCTCACAAAGCAAATTGTTGAAGTTCGGATAAAATTGAGACCTCTCGCAGAACTTGCGGGTGGATCTGCCACAGCAAACCTTAAAAAGTTTTCATTGGACACAGAGTTTGTTTTCCTGACTGACAATGAGAGGAATTACATGATGTCTAGACCACTTGATTATGTCATAACCCAAGTACAGATGTCAAAGTTTCTGATGAAGGCTGGTGAAAATACAAAGTCGGTGATGCTCAATTTTTCACACCCCGTGCGCGAGCTTTTCTTTGTTTCGCAATCAGAAGCGGCCGTAACAGCAAATCATCCAAATAGGTACAATACACTTGTAAATGTAAAACTTCAATTTAATAACGAAGTAGTTTTTGATAGAGGTAGAAAGTTTCTTGTATATGAACAGGCCCTCAAGCATCACATTAGTCCACCCGAATATGTAGCGGCAACAGACTATAAACAATCTGAATTTGGTATGTATAGCTTTGCCCTAAAACCAGAACTTTATTACCCAACTGGTCAGGTTAATATGAGTCGTATATTTCACAAACTTCTTACAATTCAGATAGATCCAATTAATGCAGTGGATAACAATAACACGAGAGTTTACGCCGTCAATTACAATATACTTCGTGTTGAAAGTGGATTAGCTGGTTTAAAATTTTAGAATGCTATAATAGTAATGGCTGGTGTTGTTCAGCTCTTGGCATCTGGTGCTCAAGACAGGTATTTTACCATAGACCCAGACTATACATACTTTTTGCAAAGTTTCAAGAAACATTCAAACTTTGCAAGAGAATATGTAGACATAGATTCGGAGAATGTAGCCGACTTTGGTGGGAAAGCGAGATTTAAAGTGTCTCAAAACGTTGGTGATATGTTATTGACTCTTAGTGTGAAGATCAAGCTACCCATAATTTCAAGTATATTATACACAGATCCAAGATTTATAGAATCCATTGGACATGCACTCATTGAATATGCTGATCTCATCGTGGGTGGAAAAGTCATTCAGCGGTTGCCAAGTGATTATCTTCAGATTTACTCAGAGCACTTTGTCACACAAACAAAGCAAAGAGCTCTTAGACAACTCATAGGAAAGTATCCAGAGCGAACAATTGATACAAGAGTTTCCGACAAAGACATTTTAGGTAACATTGGAACAGCAGACACAGAAGATGAGTTCTTTGTGGACCTTCCATTTTACTTTTATAATAACCCAGAGTTAGCTGTGCCACTCTGTGCCATCAAGAAGCAGGAAGTTGAAGTTGAAATCAAAATACGCAATCACGACCATCTCATCATAAAAGGCACAACAGGGGAACTTCAACCCGTGACACCCGGAACTATTAATCTCAAAGAGTTCAAACTTTGTGCAGAAGTTGCTTTTATTGATCCATGTGAGAGACTCAAGATTGAAAATGAGAAAATGAGGGACTATGTCATTACCCAAGTTCAACAAAATACTTTTGAAGTTGCACAGGCTATTCAGGAAGGTAATTTTAAGTTGGATTTTTACAATCCAGTGAAAGAGCTCTACTTTGTCATTCAGAGACAAGGTGACACAGGTACAAGTGAGGGTCAATTCATTACCCCATTTGACTATGATAATACCCTTGCAGATACAGGTGGAAAGTATATTCTTTATGAAAACCTCGACTATCTCACATTGGATCTTGATGGCCAACCAATAATCACAGAGGAAACGGGTAATGTCATATTCCTCAAAGCTGTTCAGGCAGCTATTCATCACTCCAAGACACAACTCATTAGGCGATTCTATTCGTATAGTTTTGCACTTGAACCCGAAAAATGGTATCCTACTGGTCAAATCAATTTTAGTCTCGTGAAGGAGCAAATACTCAACCTAAGTCTGACTCCGTGTACAGATTATGCAAGACAAGTCAGGGTGTACGCCGTGAGTCACAACATTCTTCGTGTAACTGAGGGAACTGCTCGAACTCTTTTTGATTTGAAATATTAGGAAAGATGATGAAAACTGGATTTGGTGAATCGTCAGGGGCTTACGAAGAGTCCCAGCAACAAGCTCTCATGGGAATACTCCTTCCAGTCCTAGAGAGAAGTATGGTCATGGCAGCTGAATATTCCAAAGCATGTGGACGTGATACTGTACTACCAGAAGACATGGAATATGCAATCAAGTATTGTGTGATGTATACAGTTGGTCAGAATATTGGTTCACTCTTCCCAGATATTTATGACGAAGAGTCTTCCGACGAAGAAGACCTTGAAGAAGTTGATTCCGAAGAGTGTCCACCCTTCGAACGCTACACAGGAGAAGATCCTACGTTCAAACAAATGAATCAAGCCTATGATCACTGGGAGCAGTGGGTACCACAAAGTCCGGTAGAAGAGATGTTAAAAAATGCTATTAATAGTAATGAGTACATCGGAGCCGGAGGGATGGACGATTTCTGAATATAAGTCATTCAAAGCTACAGAAGACGATGAAAGTAGTACCGATGGAGATTCCGAAGACGACGAAGGGGATGAACAAATATTTGCAAAGTCAAGTATAGTTAGGAAACCCAAATATAAAAAAATTGTACAGAAGGAAGAATTACTACCAGAGTAAAAAATTTCTATACATATAGTATAAAACTCTCACCATGTCTGACATGACTGCCCAAGCTCTCAAGACCGTCAACCTCGTGACCCAAGAATTGGAAACCCAATCCCTCAACGCCATTGTTGCGGGCTTCAGCTTCGCCGCGGCGATGAGCTGGATGGACTTGGTCCGTTGGGTCATCCAACAAGTCATCAAGGTGCCAAAGAATGGTGGTACCCAGTACACTCTCACCGCGATCCTCACCACCTTGTTGTCCATTGCGGTCTACATGGTCATTTCCAGCATCTCCACTCGTGTGTCCAAGCCAGCGCAACCAGTCTTCGCGATTACTCGCTAAGTTTTGGGCGTTTGTGCATCAGGCTCAGGAGAACGATACCAACAAAGATAATGAGTCCAATGGAAACGTATTCCATTTTCCACTTATAAACATCTTCTACCACTTCAGGGATGTTTATTTGTAATTTTGGTGTATCATCTTTGAGAGCCTCTTCTGGAACTTTTGGTAGACCCTCTAATTTGTCCGTAGAACCTGTAATTTCAAACTTTAATATATGATCCTGATTCCTAAAATCATATGGAATAAGACGCCCATGACTCATAT